CCTAAAGGTGACAAAGGAGATACTGGTGCTAATGGACCTAAAGGTGAGCAAGGTATACAAGGAGAAACTGGACCACAAGGACCAGCAGGACAAAATGGTACTAATGGACAAGATGGTTATACACCATATATAGATAATTCTACTTATCATTGGATGATAAATGGAACTGATACAGGTGTAGTAGCTAAAGGTCAAGATGGACAAAATGGAACAAATGGTACAAATGGAACTAATGGTAATGATGGTATTACACCTCATATAGATTCTGTTACAGGTAATTGGTTTATTGGTGATACAGACACTAATGTACATGCTCAAGGACCACAAGGAATACAAGGTGTACAAGGTGAGACAGGACCACAAGGACCAACTGGAGAAGTAGATTATTCAAGACTTAACTCTTATGTTTCAAAAACAGAATTGAATAATTATTCTTATGTTTCAACTTCTGTACTTAATAGTTGTTCTTATGTTTCATCATCTACAAGTGGACTTAAGATAGAAGTTGTTGCTTCTATGCCAGCTTCACCAAATGCAAATACAATCTATATAGTACAATAAATATGAATGGATTTGACTTATCAACTATAAGTGGACTTTATGTAGGTAGTACTGAATATAGTGCTATCTACAAAGGATCTGTTAAAATTTGGGAAGCTACACCACCTGATTATTCATTAGAGTATTTCACTATTCAATCATTAGAAGACAATAATGCAATACGTATAATTGGTGCTCTTGGTAGTGGTCAACCAGATTCATCAAGTTTAGGTACAGTAGCTACATGGTATTATTCTACAGATAAAGTAAATTGGACAGAATTTAATGTTAGAAATTCAACACAATATTATAATCCTAATTTCATAACATTAAATAAAAACCAAAAAGTATATCTTAAGACAACTAGTCAATTTTATAAAACAGGTATAACAAATACTTATGGTACTAGTACTTATCAATATAATTATTTTAAAACTACAGGTAATTTCAAAGTATATGGAAACATAATGTCTTTATGTTATGGAGATGATTTTGTCAATAAAACTACTTTACCTTGGACATATACTTTTTATTATTTGTTTAGTAGTTGTACAAAACTTGTTGATGCATCTAATTTAATATTACCAGCAACTACATTAACTAATTATTGTTATTTCTATATGTTCAATAATTGTACTGCACTTACAACTGCTCCTGAGCTTCCTGCAACAACATTAGCAAATGGTTGTTATTTCTATATGTTTTATGGTTGTACTGCACTTACTACTGCTCCTGAGCTTCCTGCAACAACATTAAAAGGTGTTTGTTATATGGGTATGTTTTCTGGTTGTACTGCACTTACTACTGCTCCTGAGCTTCCTGCAACAACATTGGCATCACAATGTTATTGTAGTATGTTTTCTGGTTGTACTGCACTTACTACTGCTCCTGAGCTTCCTGCAACTACATTAGTTCAATATTGTTATCAAAGTATGTTCAAAGGTTGTACTGCACTTACAATTGCTCCTGAGCTTCCTGCAACTACATTAGCTGATAATTGTTATCAAAGTATGTTCTATGGATGTACATTACTTAATTATGTAAAAGCTTTATTTACAACAGATATATCATCAAGTACTACTTATACTGAAAACTGGTTATATAATGTTGCTGCTACTGGTACATTCATAAAGAGTCAAGGAGCTTCTTGGTCAAGAACAGATGCAAGTGGTATTCCTGATGGATGGACTGTTAAAGTAGATGGAGCTCCTGAAGATTATGCTACTATTAAGCTTTATTGTAATTATAATAGAGGAACTACTTATAATTCACATGTTATAGGTACAGAAAGTTCAACAAGAGCTAATAACAATCTTTCAGAACCTTTAAAAGCAAATAGAAAAGGTACAACTATAACAAATAATCAAGCTAATTATTCAGGAACACAAGCATTTGATTATGTTATTTATGGTTTCAGTCAATTCTATCTTGAATTATATTGTACACAAACTTCTTATGATATAAAATATGTTTCTTTACATCCACTTAATGGAGGTACTACATTATATGGATGGGGTAATCAAAACCAAGGATTAATATATGCAAGCAATAGTAATGCATATGGACATTATTATAGTTTTGATAATTTAGACCCAACTAAGAAATATCATATAAGGATTGAAGTAATGATGAATAGTACAGCAAGTTCTAAGAGAACTGCTTATGTATATATGCCTTACATATATCCTAATCAGACTATTGAAGATGGATATTTCTCTAGTTCTCAAGACTATACAGAAATATATGGATCATAATTTCATAAATATATTTATTATTATATAACAATGGGATGGTTTAACAAGATATTCCGTTCAGGAGATGAAGTAATTACTACCCTTAACCAAGACATAAACCAGAGCTTAGGTGGAACAGGTTGGACTATTTTTAATAATCTTAATACTCTTCCAACAATGAGCCTTTCAAGTGTGTTTGCTTGTGTTGAGCTTATAAGTAATTCAGTCGCAGAGCTTCCTGTAAATGTGAATACAGAACAAGAAGGAAAGACAACTACACTATCCTCTCATGCAGTATATGATATGTTCAGCAATTCTTTATTGACAAAATATATGTTGATAAAGATGATGATTACAGACATGCTATTGTATGGTGATGGATTTGCTTATATTGAGCGTGATGGTGCTGGTACACCAAAGAAACTAGTATATTGTCCTCATGGTACAGTATCTATTATGTATAATGATTTTGATATAAAAAATTATTATTATCTAGTACCAGAGTTGAAAGCAAGCAAGATTGAGCCTATCAATATGTTGCATTTCATAAAGAACTCAAAAGATGGTGTCCATGGTATAGGTGTAATACAATATGCTAAAGACACTTTAAAGCTTGCTGGATATACAGAAGATGCTGCTGAGAGATATTTCTCTAGTGGATGTCATGTAAGTGGTATTCTTAAGACTTCTGATCCAAGACAAAAAGTAACAAGTGAACAGTCTAATGAGATTCTTTCATCATGGAGAATGTCGCAAGGAAAGAATGGTAATGGTATTGCTATTGTAACTGGTGGACTTGAATATACACCTGTATCTTCTAACTCAAAAGATGCACAATTACTAGAGTCAAGACTATTCAACTTACAAGATGTATGCCGTTTCTTTAATATATCACCTGTAATGGTAGGTGATTTATCACATTCAAGCTATTCTACTATTGAAGCTACATTGCTTGAGTTTGTCACACATACTCTTTCACCATATATAATCATGTGTGAAGAAGAGATGACAAGAAAGCTTATCAAGCCAAGTGAGAAATATTTATATATTAATCTTGATGAGAACTTTAAATTAAAGTCAGATAAACAGTCACAGGCAAATTATCTTAATACTCTTGTATCAGGAGGTATAATAACTGTAAATGAGGCAAGAGGAATACTTGGTTTCAATAAGATGGATGATGCAGATAAGCTTATAATCCCTTATACTAATATTAAAGACAATACAATAAATAAACCTGATAATAATGATGAAGAAGATGGAGAAGGAAATTCGTAATCTAGGAAATATAGAGCTAAGAGCTGCTGAAGATGGTAATTCTCGCCATGTTGAAGGCTATGCTATGGTATTTGATTCTCAGTCTGAATTCTTAGGTTTCTATGAGACTATAGAAAGAGGTGCTATAACAGAAGAGCTAGTTAATTCTTCTGATGTATTTGCTACTTTCAACCATGATATGAATAAAGTTTTTGCTCGTTCAAATCAAGGTGAAGGCTCATTATCACTTTCTGTTGATGAGAAAGGACTTAAGTTTGAGTTTGATGTTCCTAATACAGCTTTAGGTGATGAACTACTTGAGTATATGAAAAGAGGTGATATAAACAAATGCTCTTTTGCTTTTGCTTTAGACCCATCTGATGATGAAGCAGAGACATGGGAATCAAAAGATGGTGTTTATTTCCGTACTATACATAAGATTGCAGCTTTATTTGATGTATCAATAGTATGGACACCAGCTTATTCTGACACTGAAGTATCTAAGAGAGCTAAAGACAAGATTGATGCTTTAGAGAATGAAAGAATAGCAAAAATAAACACAGAATTAGATAAAAAATTAAATGAAATAGAAGAATTAGCAAAATTGTAATAAAATGTTTATTATTATTTAAATATATATCTCGATTCTAACATGAATTCAGTTGAGTTAAAAGACAAAATCAATGAAATGGTTCTTGAATGCCGTTCAATAGTTGACACTTGTAAGAAAGAGCAACGTGAAATGGACGAAGAGGAAAAGAAACGTTTCGATGAATTAAAAGAAGATATTGAAGATAAGAAAAGAGAGCTCAAAGAATTAGAAGAAGAGCTTAAATCTTATGAAGAAGAGCTTCCAGAGGAAGTAAAAGAGGATGAAGATCCAGACAAAAAAGAAGACAAAAATAAAAGAAATAAGAAGAATATGGAACAATATTCATTAGTTAAAGAATTACGTTATGCTCTTGAAAACAACATTAAGAGCATTAAATTAGGAGAACAACGTGCAGTTCAAGTAACTGGTGAAAATGGAGTTCATGACAATATAATTGAAACTGAACTTCAACAGATTTGGGAACCTCTTTATGCAAAGAGTGTACTTGGACAATTAGGAGTTCGTTTCTACAAAAACTTACCACAAGGTGATATCTCTATTCCTGTAATGGGTAAAGGACAAGTTGGATGGCAAAGTGAAATTGGTGCTGCATCTGCAAGCTCTAACACATTCACTAATGTTGTTCTTACTCCTCACAGATTAACAGCTTACATTGACATCTCTAAGCAACTTATTGCTCAAGATTCTCTTGGTGCAGAGGAAGCTATCCGCCGTGATATTGTAAATGCTCTTACTGACAAGCTTGAAGCTACTGTACTTGGTTCAGCTGCTGGTGATACAACTAAGCCTGCTGGTATATTCTATGGTGCTACTGTTGCTAAGAATGACACATTTGCTAAAGTATGTGCAGCTGAAGCTGATGTTGAAGCAGCTAATGTATTCGGTGAAATGAAATACTTAATGGCTCCAACTACAAAAGCTTTCTATCGTTCATTAATCAAAGGAACTAATGCTACTGGCATGGTATTTGAGAATGGTGAAATGGACGGTGTTCCAACTGTTGTTACTTCTAACATCGCAGCTAACAACTATGTATATGGTAACTTCGCTAACTTAGCTGTTGGACAATGGGCTGGTATTGACATTACTGTTGACCCTTATACACAAGCTGTTAATGGATGTGTACGTCTTGTAATCAATGCATACTTTGATGCTAAGATTGTACGTGAAGAAGCATTCACATTTGGTAAGACAGTTTCTTAAGATATGAATTAAATACAAGAATGAAATATATTTCATTCATATTAATTCTATATATTTTATGAGGATAAGAGGGACTCAATATCCTCTTATCCTCTTTTTAATTATATACTTACAACATAATGGATTATTTAACATTAGATGAAATTAAACAACAACTAATTATAGATACTGATTTTCATGATGATGACACTTATCTTACTGCTTTAGGTGATACTGCTGAAGCTATGGTTGCTAAACAGCTTGATAAGACACTTGAAGATGTTGTAAGTGAAAATGATGGTGAGCTCCCAGCTACATTAAAGCAGGCCATGAAACTTATTATAGAGTATTTCTATGACAACCGTGGCAGTGGAGAAAACCAGATACCAGATGCATTCTTCTATATATGCTCTATGTATAGGAACTATGCTTGGATGAATATACCTAGAAATTAATAAATTTTAACAAATGAAAGCTGGAATACTTAGAGAACAAATTGAAATCTGGGAATATACAGTAAGTACTTCTGACTATGGTGATACAACTAAGACATGGACAAAATCTTATACTACAAGAGCTAATGTAAGATATAACTCTGGTAATAAAGTCAATCAGAATGATGAGGTATTCTATCCTCGTACAAGAACATTTATTGTCAGATATTATGTTCCAGTAAGTGAGCCAAACAGGATTAAGTATGATAGTAAATTCTGGCAGATTGAATCAATAGCTCCAGATAAATTTTACAATGACAAAGTAATAATAGCTACACTTGTAAATGAATAATAATGGAATAGAATTAAAAATTGACAATAAACAACTAAAAGCAGCACTCAATGGATTTGGTGAAGCTTTCCATGCATCTAAGATAAAAGCCTTGAAAGCTGGTGCAATGGTACTTAAGAAAGCTGCACAACAAGGATTTGACTCATCAGGTATATCAAATGCTCCTAATTCATTATACTCTGACTTAATACGTGATGGTATAATGATGAGTAGGGCAGATGAAGTTGAAGACAAAGTAAAAGTACATATCATGGGTACTAGAAATACAAAATCTGGTACTTTCAGGCTTAGATTCTTTGAGAATGGTACTAAAGACCGTTATCAGACAGAAGTTAATGGTAAAGCTTTAAAGAAGAAAAGATTTATTGGTAAGATACCTGATGGTAAATATTCTTTCTTTAACACTGCAGTTGAGGGTGCAAGTTCAAATGCTACAAGCACATTTGAATCAGTTCTTTTCTCAATGATTGACAAAGCTTGGAACAATACATAATACAAAACATGGATAATTCAATATTAGCAGGTAAATATTTAAGACAAATTCTCATAGAGAGTGATGAATTAATGGCATTGCTGCCAAAAGAGAAGATATTCCCTTTGATTGCAAATGCTGACACTACATTTCCTTTCATAGTATATTCAAGGAATAATCTTATTCCTACATATACAAAAGATGGAGTATGCTCAAACCGTGCTACTTTTGAATTTGTAATAGTATCTAATGACTATACTGAATCTTTGACTATAGCAAATGCAGTACGTCATGCTCTTGAGACTTACCGTTGGTACAATGATACAATACATATTGATCCTATACGTGTAGATCAAGTATATGAACAGACATTAGATGATGCTTATATACAAAGAATTCAATTCAGTTTCGATGTAAACTAAAACATAAAAATATAATATTATATTAAAATTATGGCAAATAATATTGTTAAGGGCGACGAAATGCAACTTTTCTTAGAGCTTAATGGTGTTACAAAAGCATTAGGTTATGCTACTGCTCACTCTTTCTCTCGTTCTGCAGAGACACAAGAAGTTGCTAGTAAAGACCATGGACTTTTCCCAGCTACTAATGTTACAAGAATCACTTGGACAGTTCAAGCTGATGCTCTTTATACTGATGCTGACTATGATGCATTAGTAGAAGTAATGGATGCTGCTCAGCCAATCTATGCTTATTTCTGTCATGTATCTAATTATGACACTAAAGGTTTAGCTGGTGTTGGTGAAGGAACTGTATCTTACTGGGCTGGTGGAGCTGGTTATAAAGGAAAAGTTATTGTTGCTAACTTAGATGGTACATTCAATAACGGAGAAAATGCAAGCTTCTCTATGACTCTTAATGGAGTTGGTTCTTTAGACAAAGTTACAGGAATCGCTTATTTCAGTGGATAATTTAAATTATTTACTATATTACAAGAGTGGGCTATTAGTTTAGTCCACTCTTTATTTTATATGTTTTATTACTTTGTATATAAACAAAAACATAAACTTATTTAAGTTTATTATTGTAAATATAAAATTTACAAGATTTTATTATTATATATAAACAAATATATTTATAGATTAATATGAAGATAAAAATTAATGACACTGAATTAGAGCTTCATTATGGATATAATGAGCTTATGTTATATGAAAATATGACACAAGAAAGTGTAGACTATTCTAATTTCAAAATTTCAAATTTAATACATTTATTCTATGCTTGTATATTAGGAGCATGCCTTAGACAGAAGATATCTCCTATATTGACTTATGATGAATACAGATTTAATTGGATTGATGAACATAAGAAAGAAGTAGAAGAGTTCTGTACTTTTGTAGTAAATCAAGTCACTATACAAGATCAGATTATTCCTAAATCAACTAAGACTAAGAAGACAAAAGAAAAAACAGGCAGTGATATAGGAAAAAACTAATTGTCCATGAAATATTCAAGACATTGGTGGTACAATACAAGCTTGTTTCACTAGAATATTTCATGGAAAAACTACAGTTATGGGAAGTATTAGAATTATACAACTACCTTGAATATGCTGACAGTAATGCTTGGGAACAGACAAGACTTATATTGTCATGTTGGGTAGACCATAAGAAAGTAAAGAAAGTACAAGACATAATGAAATTCCCTTGGGATCCTCTTAGAGAACGTACACAGGATGAGATGAGTGAAGAAGAAAGAATAGCTAAGAAGAGAAGACAAAGGGAAGAACTTAGAAAAATAACAGGTTTTTAACTAATGGCTAATAAAGCACTAGGAATTGAATTCACAGCGAAAGACAATGTATCTGGTACAGTGCAACAGATTGAGCGTGAGATTGATTCTCTTGGAGATAAAGAAAAAGACTTAGCTAAGATAAGTGAAAGATTCACTAAGATTACTAGCTCTACTATGCCAGTGAAAAGACAGCTTCGTGAACTTCAGATGATAATGGCTAACATGAACTTGAAAGGCCTTACTGACACTGATGTATTCACAGAGATTGCTACTAAAGCTGGTGAGATGAAAGATGCTATAGCTGATGCAGCAGATGCAGTCAACCGTTATGCTAGTGATACTATGAACTTAGAAGCAACAACACAAGTATTCACAGGTATTGCTGCTGCTGGTTCAGTTGCTGCTGGTGCTATAGGACTAATAGGCTCTGAGAGTGAAGACTTACAGAAAGTATTAGTAAAAGTACAAGCAGCACAAGCTATGCTTAATGGTGTAATGGCTATATCAAATATCTTGAACAAAGACTCTGCTCTTATGCTTAAGATAAAACAGATACGTCAAGCTGCAAATGTTGCTACTACTACTAAAGACACTGTTGCTACTGCTGCTAACACTGCTGCTACAACAGCTAATACTGTTGCAACAGTTGCTAATACAGCTGCTACAAAAGCATGGAACTACACTAAAGCAATATCAAAAGCATTGTTTGGTGATTTCACTGGACTTCTTATATTAGGTGCTGCTGGACTTATAACTTATTCATTAGCTGTTGACAATTCTACAGACTCTTTGAAAGACCAAGCTAAAGAAGTAAAGAATGCTAAGTCTGCAAATGAGACTTATGTAAACTCACTTGCACAGACTTATTCTAATCTTATGGGTACTTATTCTAAGCTTAAAGCAGAATGGAATCAGCTTAGCAATGCACATGAGAAGAATGGATGGATAAAGAAAAATACTTCACAACTTAAAGAGCTAGGTGCTAAAGTAAATAAAGTATCTGAAGTAGAAGATTTCTTTGCTAAGAATACTTCAACTATTGTAGAAGGCTTCAGAAGAAGAGCACAAGCTGCTGCTTATGCTGCTGCTATGACAGAAGCATACCGTAAACAGATTGAACTAGAAGAGCAAGCACAAGAAGTACTTAACAAATATTCTGTACAAGCATATGACAAAGTGAAAGAGAATCCTTCTGGTGGTTTCTATAAAGACAAAAACTCTGACACTTATAATCAAGGCAGATACAAGATTAATCAGAAAGGAGAATTCTATTATACACAGAAAGGTGCTGAAGCTTATAATAAAGAATTATTCAAGTCTAATCAGCAGTTGAAAGAAATGAGTTCTCAATATGATGTAATAAATCAGAAGGTAAAGACTTATGAAGAGAAATATGGACAACTAGCAAGTCAAATAAAGCCTCTTGAATTAACAACCTCTGACAATAACAATACTGAGAAGAAGTTTGTTGGTGGACTTAACAAGATGAAAGAAGAGCTTAATCTCTTACAGTCTAAACTTTCTAATGGACTTATACCTGATGATGAACTTGAAGCTACTAAGCAAAAGATACAGAAGCTTACAAAAGAGATAGAGAAAGAAGAAGTACGTCTAGGCATAAGAGTAGAAGGCACTGAAGGAAGTGCAAGCAAGCTTAAAGCAGAATTAAATGATTTGACTAAAGACTTGTCATTAGGACTTATTTCTGATGACAAGATTGAAGCTGCTAAAGCAAAGGTAAAGCAATTACAAGAAGATATTGAGAAAGAAGAGATAAGAATTGGTATTAAACCAGATCCAGTAGAGAATGCTAAGAAGAACTTACAAGAGAAACTTAACTCTATGGATTTCTCTGTCAAAATATCTTCATTTGACAAAGCAGTTGGAAATAATCCAGTTGACATACCTCCAGTAAATGTAAAGATGGATGCATCAGACATAGATCAGAATCTAGGCTCTATACAAAGACTTATGGACTTCAATGATAACCTTATTTCTCAATTACAAGACATAAGAAAAGAATATGAGAAACTAGGTGATGCTGGTAAAGATGGTATTAAAGACATTGATGATAAAGTACAAGATTTAACTAATTCTCAAGAAGGGCTTACTAAGAAAGCAAAAGAATATCTTAATGCACAAGAGAATCTCAATGAACAGACAGATAAACAAGAGAAATTCAATAATGCTATGAATCTTTCTGCTGACACTTTAGGAAGTGTTGGTGATGCTATGAGCAGTCTAGGACAAGCATTTGAAGATGATGGAATGAAAGCTGCTGGTATAATTGCTACAGCTATTGCAAACATATTAGCAGGTTATGCAGCTGCATCAGCTCAAGCAGCATCTCTTGGACCTTGGGGATGGGTTTCATTTGTTGCAGCTGGACTTGCACAGGTAGCTGGTGTAATTGCACAGATTCACTCATTGTCTGGATTTGCTGAAGGTGGTATTGTAATGGGTAATTCACGCCATGGTGACCATCTTATTGCACGTGTAAATGCTGGTGAGATGATACTTAATGACCGTCAGCAGAAGAATTTGTTTGATGCTATAGACAATAACCGTCTAGGTGGAGGAAGTGAACTTGTAGTAGGTGATATAAAAGTAAAAGGTTCTGACTTATATATCGCTCTTAAGAACTACACTAAAATTAATGGAAAGAAAATCTAATGGCTACATATTTCAGAGGTAATTTCAAAGACATATATGACAACAACATCAATATAGAGATTGTATCTCCAAATGGACAGGCTGAGTATAACTTAGATGATGAAGACTCTCCTGTAAAGATTGCTTATGACTCTATTGAGATTAACTATGACATGGATGACATGTTTCAGACTTGCATCAAGAAACAGATGAGCTTGAATCTTACAAGCAAGATATACTTAGGTAACATCATATTCTCTGATAAAGTAAGACAAGTTAGTATTACAGTCATGAAGAATGATGATGTTGTATTCTCAGGATATGTAGAGCCATATACATATTCACAACCTTTTGCTGCTGTATGGGAAGAATTCACTATCAACTGTATAGACAAATTAGGAATCTTAGAATATGAATACTTAATAAATCATACAAGATGGCAAGAATACTTAGCAAGAGAAGACACTCCTTCTTTTGCTGACTATCTCTCTCTTATATTTGATAATGAGAAAGTATATTATGATGGAAGCAAAATTGTTGGAAACAATGATACTAGTGCTTTTGATGGTATTGGTATTTCATTTACACCATTCTTAGGAAAAGATGAAGATGATATGATGACAAATGAAGAAGTACTTGATGAGATACTTAAATACTTGAATCTTCATATCATACAAGAAGGTGAAGACTTCTATATCTTTGACTGGAATACTATCAAAGCAAATTCTCAGACTACTTTCATCAATATTTTTGATAATGAAGATACAAAAGAAATTGATTTGTCAAAGAATATTATCACTAAAGACTCATATAAAGGTAATGACACTAATATATCTATGAGTGATACATATAATCAGATTAGCCTAAAAGCTGACTTAGACTTTACTGATGAAGTACTTGAGAATCCACTTGATAAAGACTCTGTCAAATATTATTCAGACTATAAACAGTTATTCTGTAGTGAATACTTCACTTCTGGTGATGGAAGAACTAGTAATGATGCATTCAAGAACATCATACAGCAAGGATATGACAATTATAAGAATATTGATGATGATTGGGATGGATGGTACCGCAGAGACTGGTATTTCAAGCTAGCATATAACCCACAATGGAAGCTTATGTGGAATAACATAGACACTAATGAATGGATTGAGAAAGATGAAAATGACAAAGTTATAAACCAACAGAGAATATTAGAAGTTATGAGGAACTATAGCTTCTTCCCTACAATGATGTCTATAGGAAAGAATGAAGATGAGCTTAACAAAGACAATAAGACTATGCTTTCATCATCTGGAGATATAAAAGGTAAAATTCCTATGGATAATTATCTTGTAATATCTGTAAATGGACATTTTGATGATAACTCAGATGCAGAGCTACAGCGTATACAACAGAATATAAATACAGCAGGTGGATATTATACAGAGACAGTTGATGGAGTAGAGAAGCATTATTTCCATGGACTTTTTGAATATACAGGAAATGCTAGCTTATCACTTTCTCCAGCCGATGATAAGACAACTAACTACCTTGTAATAAAGTCTAAGATGATTTTGAATCCTATCATTAGGAAGTCAGCACCTTACAAAATGAATGGTGGTTATGGACAGTCTTGGTATACAGAAAAGAAAGAATGTGAAGATAATATAACTTTAAAGCAACAAGTAGACTGGATAAGAAATGATGGTTTTGACTGGTTCTTCACAGTTCCTGTAACAGATAATGGAAATGATGGAAGATATGCTCAACAGTTCTATGGTGCAACATATCCTGGTGATGAAGAATATTCACTAAGTAATTCACTTCTTCTATATCCATTCACAAATGATCCTAAAGCTACAAGACTTGACTACAACTATTCTGCACATTGGGATGACACAGACAAAATAGACAAACTCCCTGTACTTGAATGTGAGCTTAAGATTGGAGACAAATATCTTGTAGAGACTTATCCATCAGGTGATAAGCTTAAGCCACAATATGGATGGTATACAGAAGATAATTTACCTCTTGTTAAAGTTGATGCAACACATACAGAGAGAAAACATACTTTCTCTATTGGTTTTGACCCAGCTATTGGAAGCCCTATTGTTGGTAAAGAATATGATATATCAAACACTGTTAATGGACGTATATCAGATGAATCTGGTATGGCTATTCCTATCAAGAACAGTGATAATCTAGCTGGTAAATTACATTTCAAGATACTTTGTCCTATCAACCAGCAATGGAATGAGATTACAAGAAGACACCCTACTTTGTTCCGTTCAACAAAATACTATGATAACTACTATAATCTCTGGAGCTATGTATCATCTATTATGGTAAAAGACTTTGAGATTAATGTAATATCTGACAATCTTGGAAGTGACATATCTTCACAAGAAGCTGATGTAGTGTATATATCTAACCAAGCAACAGAAACTATTGAGAAGAAAGATGATATTGAGTTCAAAGTATGCACTAAGCCAACAACTGAAGAGCTTATAGCAAGAGGTATAAACACTAATGTTGCTAACAATACAACAATAGAGATTTCTACTAACAAGCCTTTAACAGATATTAAAGACACTATCCAGAATATACAAGAGCGACCAGAACGTCTTTATATTGACCAATACTGGAATATATACAATACTCCAAAAGCTATCATTGAGACTACTCTAGACAGTTCTTTTGGTAAAATGAAGATGGTAAACTTCTCTGATTTTGGTGATGCTATACCAATTTCAATAAAACAGAACTTACAGTTTGCTACAACAACAATCAAAGCTATACAAATATAATAAATAGGATTATATGATTGATATTAGAATGTACTCAAGCCCAAAAGACAAAGGTGTTACTACTCAGTCAAAAGTAGTATTAAATGGTGATAATGGTGGTGTATTTGAGCCACATTATCTTTGGGGACAGTACTTTGATGACACTAAGGACATAAATGGTGATATGAAAGTCAATGGCACTGCTTATATTGACTATTCATATATGATTGAGCTTAATAGTGAAAGAATAAATGGCTCATATACTAACACTGCTTACTTAGGTGCTGACTATGGTGAGATTAACTTCTTGAAATCCAGACAGATAGATGCTGACTATGCTGCTATATTGAAAGCATTCATTGGTGAGATGTCTGCTACAAGTATAACTACAGAGAATCTGACTGTTACAAAGTCTGCACATTTCTTTGAGCTTGTAATAGATCAGATTAAAGCAGCTGGTGGTGCTGTATTGTTTACTCCAGCTAATGGATTTACAGTAAGAAAATATGACAAAATTGAAGGAGGATGGAGACTCTATTTCCTTGCAAATGAAAGAGGAAGTGCTATCCGTAATATGTGGCAGATTAATGACCAAGCAATTTGTCAAAGTTTTAACAATGTAAAAGCTGGTGTAAACTATGATATATCTAACAAATATTACTGGAGTGTTGTAATAAACACTAACAATGATGACAATGGTGGAAACCCTGTCAATATCAATGTTGGAACTGGTGAGAATATAGACATGCAATGGTGTCATTATATTGATATATCTGATACTGTATTTGATGGTAATATAGATATATCTATTGATGATGAGATTGCTATGCTAGGTTATCGAGGTAATGATGATGAAGCAAGACAGAATGCTATCTATATTTCATGCTATTCATCATTAGACACTGAGATTAAAGCACCACTTATATGTCAGTATAAAGGAATCAATGACTTCAACCTTGCTAAGCATAAATATACTTGGTTCTCAGGAGGTGTTACTCCAGAAGGTATAGCTAATAACCGTGATGCTAATGAGATAAGAGGATCTATAAAAATGCAAGATGGTAAGACTATAGAAGATGCATTTGGTTATATGTACTCATATATGGGTGAGCTGAGAGTGTCAGCAGATGAGATTTCTTCTAAAGTAGGATATATATCAAGCTATATAGACACTATAACAGGTGAAGTAAGAGAGAAAGTATCTTGGAGCTATATCATGCAGCATGCAGATGAGATTAACTTGAATGTAATTGAAGGCTTGAAAGAGACAGGTATTGATATTAAGACTGGCAATATACTTATCAATGCAGACACAACTACTTTCATGGGTAATATCTCTATGACAAGCCAAGGTGATGGTATAACACTCTATGATGAGAACAACAAGCCAAAGACTGTCATATCTAGAGACAAGCTTACTAAACAAGGAAATGGTGATATGGAACAATATCTTCCATCTGAAGTTGCACAGACAAAGTCAAGGAATATTGACACTAAAGACTGGTGTGTATTAGGTGACTACTATACAGAGACTAAGACAGAATTCAAATCTAGATATATAAACAATATAAAAGGCATATACTTAGGTAATTTTACAAATTCTGACAGTTTCAAAATAACATTCCAAGCAGACTTAAGGTTTGCTCATAAAGAATATGATAAAGGTATATATGACATACCATCTTGGAATATCAATGATACTGGTACATATAAGATGAAGTATAAAGTATATACTGGAAGTGGAAATACAGTAATTGCAGAGACAGAGATAACAGCTACTAACAGACAAAGTGAATTCTCAGTAACTTGTAATTATAATGATGACTACTATATGGACTGGGATATCAATTATGTATATGACACTAATAAAGTAAATGATGGATATACTTTCTATACAATCACTGAGTCATTAATGCTTAAGATTACTGAGTCTGCACAAGGTATGACTTTCTTAGGACTTAATGGTATATATTCATCTAACAATGGTGACAGATATATGGTATACTCTCAAGATGGATTAGTGTTATATGAGAAAGAACCAAGGAATATAAATATAGGTTTTGGTACTCAACAAGCACAATATCATACAATTGTAAATCCTAAATATAATTTGAATTTCAATGCTTATAATGGTATTAACTGGGGATATACAGAAAGAGACTGGAATGATATAGGCAATAGTTGGCAGATACCAATTGGTGTACCTAAAATCATTTATTTAAGTTCTTCTGACTTTACTAATATAACAATATTAGATGAGAATGGAAATCCAATGACTGTAAAAGGATATAATGTAAACGCTAGAGTATATACACATATAGTTGTTGATTATATAAATGACAACAATGATCATTATATCATACTTCCTCAAGTAAATTCTGGACATGTACTTATACAAAATGATTCTGATCATAATGTATTCATATATGCAAGAAACTATGATACAAATTATAAGAATATATATATAAATCAGAAAATAAGTGATTATAATACTGGAAGCTGGAGATTTGAATTAGGTCAGACAGATGATGTATTATGGATGATAGGAAGAAAAAAAGGTTGGCAAAACTTATCATTATATAACCATTAATAGTTAACATAATATAAAAACAATCCTGGATATATCTCAGATAGTCCAGGATTTATTATTTTTGCATCCTAGTATAAGTATGCGGGTTAATAATTTGAACGCGACTAGGATTAAATATGGAAGTTTTAAACTTTTTGTATAATTTCATCAATTATGTTATAATAAAAGTTTAAAAATATATAAAAATCACTTACTTATATATTATATATTATACATATTATATAAATTTGCTGAAACAAACAATCAAATTTATATAGTATGTACAAAGCAATAGTATTTTCAAGAGTATCGAGCCTTCATCAAGACTTAGTACAACAGACTGATGAAGTATTCGCAGAAGCATTGAAAAATGGATATAAGAAAGAAGAGCTTATATTTATTGAACAGAAAGAGTCAGCAATCAAGCTAGATGAAGAAGAACGTATTGGACTTCAACAACTTAAATCATCTATAGAAGAATATCCTATAGAATGTGTGTTTGTGTATGAGGTAAGCCGAATATCTAGAAGGCCAAAGATATTGTTTTCTATAAGAGACTTGCTTATTGAGAAGCAAATTCAATTAGTATGTATTAAACCATATCTGAGATTATTAGATAATGATGGAAAACTATCCCAGACAGCGTCAATCATGTTCAGCATATTCTCATCACTCAGTGAGAGTGAAATGATGCTGAAGAAAGAAAGAATGCGCCGAGGTGCCAACCATGCTAAAGCATTAGGTAAACATGCAGGAGGCCAAGTAATGTTCGGCTATACAACTGACAAAGAACATAACTATATATTAGATCCAATACAGTCTAAGATTGTAAAGAGGATATTTGAAGACTATGTTGCTGGAAAATCAATGAGACTATTGACTAGAGACTTACAAGAAGAAGGTATATTCTCAAATATCAAATATCTTACAGCAGTGCAAGAAGTATATAATGTACTTCATAGAGAATGTTATACTGGTAATGTTAAAGGAAAGCCTGCTATTATATCTGAAGAACTATATAATAAGTCACTTGAAAGAAGGAAGAATGGTGAGCTTAAAGTGAATCATACTGAGAATATGAGTCTTTTAAAAGGTATATTGAGAGACTTCAATACTGGTCTGTTATTATCTGTTAATTTAACAAACAAAGCTTATTACTCTAAGCGTATGAAAGGTGTTGCTGTTAACATGGATGCTATAGAACCTTTCATATGGGATATATCTATAAAGCTACATAAATCATTGAAGACTATAGGAAGTAAGCAACTAGAAGTTAAACTAAGCAAGAGGATTGGTGAGATATATATGATAAGAGGGAATCAAGTACAGAAGAAGAAAGAGATACAAGAGAAGATAGATAAACTAGAAGAGAGATTGATATTAGGTAGGATAAGTGAAGAGAAAGCTAATGATTTAGAGAAAAGGCTATATGATGAGATGAAAGAGATAGATAAAAGAGCAAATGAGCTTAACAATGAAGTAGATGAATTAGCTAAGAAGATTAACTATATAAAGAATACAGGTGATACTAAGCTAGACTATGACAACTTAAAACAAGAAGAAAGATTCAATATTGTACATGAAGTTATAAACAAAGTCATATTAAGAAGGATAAGCAGGACAAAAATGGAAGCAACAGTATATAATAAAGTGAATGAAAATGTTAAAATCCTCATTATTGACACTTATCACAGAATATTATTGAATGAATAGACTATATATAAATATGATAATAATGTAATTGTTGTAAATTACATATTTACAATATAAATACTATATTATATCGAACTTTTTTTATATTTTTAAATCTTTGTATAAACAACCAGTCTGTGAAGATAGGTTGTTTTTTTATATAATAAAAAAGTAGAGGTGTTTCACAACAACTCTACTTCACTACTTATAAATATTTAAACTTTAAAAAATAATTTATCACTATAAATTATTTATAATTTAATATAGGGATTACTTGTATTATTCTTCAAAATATCTTCAAAGAAATTTGTTGTTCATTCCTTATTTAGATTTTGTCTAAATAGGGATTTTTTTATGAAACAAATATATTTATTTGTCTATTTTTAAAATAAAAGTTTATTATTAATAAATAAATAAGCAAGAAATACGTTTTATAAATATGGATGATATTATAAAAAGAGGAAATAATGTATATAAGACATGGGAATCTATGTCTGAATGTGAACGTTTTTTTATAAGATCTAGAGAAGGATGGAATGACTCTATATCTGTCAAAAACAAGAAAGGTAATTATATCAGATACTATAAAATATGAATGAATATATAAGATTTACTCCTAATGGCTTTGCAAAGACTGGTGAGAAGCTAGACAAACATGAGCTTCTTGAGATACTAAGTGCATGCTATCAGATATCTAAAGACAAGAAGAAAGGCTCTTATGGTGCTATATTCGCCTATGACAGTGACACTTTAGGTGAACATGATGAAGACTGCCTTTCTACTGGTGTCATATTCTGTGATATAGACTACATAACTAAAGAGCAAGCTGAGGCTATATTCAACAATTTTGATAAATTATGTGAAAAATTCTCACCTCTTCTTGCAATTCAGTACTCTCACTCTTATTATGTTGAAGACAACCCAAAAAATGGACTTCATATATTTGTGAAGTCTTATCCTCTATTGAAGACAAACTATGAGACAAATGCAAAGATATGCCTTGCTATCATAGCTGAGCTTATCAACAAAATATTAAGTATAGACTTGCTTGAATATCAGAAGAAGACAAACCAGGAAGTACTAGACTATCATAATACAAACCTTTATCAGAGATTCCATCCATTCTACTCTGAATACAAATACAATGAGAATGCTGAAGAATATGATGACAGGCTTATATCTCTTGACACATTAGTATATATACAGAAGAAGCATCATATCAAATTTGAAGAAGAGACACCAAAGAACACTGTCTATTTTGGTGGATATTCAATCAATGGATATAAATGGTATGTGAAAGACTCTAAGTTAAAGATAGACAGAAACTTAAAGATTGGTGAATATTCTGGATATGACATAAGATGGAGAATATCACTTGTTGCAGAAAAGCTTTTTGGTGATAAAGCTAAAGACTTCTGTGATTGTAATTTCTATTTTGAGAATAATAAAAGTATATTCTCACATATCAACAACTTTGATAAGATGAGTATTAACACATTGATATTGAAATGGTTAGAAGAGAATAAATATATATACAAACCAGAAGAACTACAGATTAGAGAATGGATTCAAGAGTATCATACAATCATTAAAAAAAAGATTGAATCAACAAAAGCAAGAGGTGTAATGATAAAAGCACCTACATGCAGTGGAAAGACTTACTATGTGAACAATATACTTGCAAAAGAGCTTAATGCTATTGTTGTAAGTCCATTCAATACAAACTTGCATCTTTATGACAAATGCTTTTATGTAGACTCTCATTACACTGGAGCTATACCTAAGTCAAAGCCTGTATCTATTATATGGGATCAGTTCATAAAAAGACAAAATGAATTCAAAGACAGATATATAATAGTTGATGAGTCACATACACTTTATTTTGACAGAGAATACAGAGAAAGTGCTATAAAGATGATTGAGTACCTTCTTAAAAGAAACAGTAAAGTAATATGCATATCTGCTACTCCAGCTGGTGAAGAAGAGCTGTTAGGGCTTGAAGAAATTTCATTCAATAAGAAGAAAGACCCTATTGATGTAGTAATATTCAAGAACTTAAGCAATCATGAGCTTTATATATTCAACTATATAAAGAAATGCTTAGACAACTGCTTCTATGACTATATTGTGTTCTTCTCTGACCGTCTGGCAAAGAAAGTATATGAGAATTTTGTAACAAAAGGCTATGGTGATAAGATAAGCTATCTTAGAAGCTCTACGAAAGACTGTGAAGACTTTGTCAATATAAGAGAGAAAGAAATGATTGACAAACCACTCACAATAACTACGTGCATAGCTTACAATGGACTTAATTTCAAGAACAAGGACAAGAGAGTACTGATGATTGGTGAGATTGAGCAGAACAAGACTACATCAGGTGAGATTATACAGCAATTAGGAAGATTCAGGTTCAGTAAAGTGAAAGGAATATACACTTATGTAGAGAAAACTGAAGAAGACATTGATGAGAAAGAGAGGAAAGCAGAAGAAATGATGAATCTCTATTCTAAAGGTGTTGATGACATATTCCTGCAATATGACAGAAGATATTTAAACAAGAAATGGGTTGACATAAAGAGAGAGATTACAGAATATACTATCAAGAAGTCAGATATAGATGTAATATCAAAAGAGCTTGGCTATACAGGATATATACAAGGTAAAGTGATTGACAAAGAAGGTGAAGATGAATATCACTTGAATCTTGAGATTAAGCGTCTTGAGAGTGATATAATGAAAGATGATATTAAGAATGACAAGTTTATAGACAAAGACTATCATGGAGACTATTCTTGGAAATGGGCTGAAGACATACGTCATATCATATCTAATCCTATATACCAAGGAATAACAATAGATGACTTCAAAGAGATTATAACAGCATCAACTAAGAACAAGCTCATTGATGGTATAATTGATGAGATAAAAGACACAATAAAGATTATAGCATTGCCTGATGATGAATATGATAGTTTCATAAAGAATATGAACATGTACAAGAATATGCTTACTAGTGACTTGTATAAAAGAGACTTTATGAACAGGATTAAGTATATAAAAGAAGTAAGGAATAAGTATAAAGACAAGATAACACTGCAAGAGAAAGAGACAGTATTACATGATATACTTACTGACATTATATCATCTGAATATGAAAACGCCAGCCTTAATCTTGTATCTGGTGGTGTAAAAGGTGGTAAGATTAGTTCACCTAAGAAGAAAGTAGTTATAACTGATTTATTTAAAAACAGAGAAAAATATAATCTTTCTGTTGGTCAAGAATTTGAATCTTGTTCTGCTTTATCTGATTATGTACATAAATCAATTCAATCTGTATCTAAATGGATAAGTAAAGGATGGATAGAAAAAGTTTAAAAAAAGGGTATTACCTATATATAGGTTGCAGGCTTTTTTTAACCTTTTTTGATAATAAATAAATGAAATTTTATTTAGAAATCTTATTTTTATATATAACTATATTAGATTAATAGAATGAAAATAAAAGTAATAGATGTAATAACTAAAACAGAGAAAGAGATATTAGATGAGCATACACTATTAGAACGATGTAATTACAATGTAGATGTGTATGATGACTTTGTCAAATGGATAAGACAAAAGAAAAAGACAAAGAACAAATATGGCTCAGAGAAATGGATATTATTAGAATACTAAAAATATAGAATTAAACAAATGAATAAACAACAAGAAGAATGGAAACAAATAGATGGGTTTATTAAGTATTTTGTTTCTGACAAAGGAAATGTAATGAATATGAATACAGAAAGAGTACTTACTAAAGCTTATCAAGAGACAGGACATTGTCTAGTATGCTTAAGTGAGAACAATAAAGTATGTACTAAGTCTGTAGCAAAGCTTGTATTGAGTGCATTTGATCCTATACCAGATGCAGCAACTAGAGCAATTATATTCAAAGATGGAGATAAAAGAAACTGCAAGCTAGACAACTTACAATGGGCAGAAGTAGCTTATATAAACAAACATAAGAAGATACCTAGAGAAATTAAAGAACTAATGAAAGAGATAGAGTCTTTAATAGAGAAATGGTATGACAGATATAAAGACTTAGAAGAGTAATTTGCTTATTTTTACTAAATGATATATCAATATTATGAAGAACAAAGATGATTATGACTCTAATAATAACATTAATATATATAATCAGACTCATAATACAAATATATCTATAAAAAGACCATGGAAGAGATAATATAGAAATCATCCAGAATATATCTCAGATATTCTCTATCGCGCTCAAATATAAAATATGATAACTTATATAGGTTATATATTAGATGATGACCAGATAGCCTAAAACTATTAAATAAATATTGTTGACAATATCTATTATATAGTATCTTATATGTATATGATAATCAATGAGTTATAGATGCTCCTATTATATATATAATAGTAATAATGAATAATATTTGACATCATCTCCCAACCTGCTGATAATCAGTTAGTTGAAAGGCCCCATGGCATCATTCAAAGCAAGTTGGCTCGGCATGCCGCCCCAACAGTCCTTCGACCGAACTTGACTTTTGCCTACTGGGGTTCAGCAATTTACCGAGCCGGAAACTTCCCAAATTACACACTAAGAAATTTAATAAAAAATTCACAAATATTCACAATATGGCTTTAAGACCAATTATAAATCCAGATGCTCCAACGATTGAGAAAGTTGACCCTAACATCAGTTTCTCTAAAGATGAATTTGATATTTATGAAAAAAATCTCAAAGGAGAATATGAGTTTGAGTGGAGTAAATACTTAGTAAATCCAGATCATGTAAGCTATACAGTAAAATTATCTGATGGACTTACATTTATTGATGACTCTAAGTTTACTTGGTCAGAATCAGGAGAATACACACTTACTGTCACAACAACAGATAATGACTATTACAATTCAAAGGATATAGTCATGACTTTTCATATCTATACATTAAGTACAAGTGGAGTTGAGTATGTGCCAAATCCTCTTGTAATCAAAGATGGTGACTTACAGATAGAGTATTTCAATGTTGAGAAAAGAGAAGGAGTCTATATGTTTGACTTGATAAAGCCTAACAATCCTAATTCTCTCAATATAAAATACAAGATAGAAGGAAAGAATGGGTGTACTATCGATGATGATGACTACAAAGTACATATCGCAAAAAAAGGAAGATACAAGATTACAGCTTATTTTGAAGGAAATTCTAGTTACCGTCCTTCAGAGACAGTCTATTATCTAGTATATTCACAAGATGATACACAAGATAATCCAGATACTAAGAAATATCCTAATATATCTTTCTCTAAGTCATCAGTAAATTTTGATAAGAATGATACTAGTATATATGATATATTAAAAGCTAACAATCCAAATAATGTCCAGCTTACTTATACATCAGATACTGGTAATTTAATTGACAATAATACAAAGATACAAGTATCAGAAGGCTTCATAGGTAATATAAAGATTACTTGTACATCAGCAGAGACTAGCGAATACTACAGTCAGACTATAACTTATATTATAACAGTATCAATCAAAGAAGAAGAGAAAAGTGATGAATATGATTTCTACTTCTCACAAGATATTGATAATCAAATAGTTAAACAATCTCATAAATATACAGTGTTAGATCTTACTAATACAAGTGGACTAGACTATACATTGACTGTATCTAAGCCAGCTACTGTTAACAATGACAAAACAGAAATAGAATGTGGTATTACTGGTAGTTTCATAGTCATAGCAAAGACTATACCTAACAGTATATATAAGTCAAAAGAAGCAAGATATACACTTAATATACAAGAATCAGACAAGCAAGTGCCTGTGTTTGAGTTCATTAAGACACGAGACACATGGCAGCAGAACAAAGATGGTGCTTATCCAATTCTTGCACTTAATAATCCTAACAATTTGGAATACACTATTACTTGTGACAACCCTTCTGCCTCTATACAAGATAATATGTTGTATTTCAATGAGTTAGGAACTATAACTATTACAGCTACATCTAAAGATACAGATGAATATATATATGTTTCTACAATGTATATCTTGTATATAATTGAAGCAACAAAACAGAATGCAGGTATATCATTCACTTATGACAGGATTAACATAAAGAAATCAGATGATGAGACAGCAGGTTATCCTATACAAGAACTTAATAATCCAAATAATGTTGCTTTGAATCCTTATGTAGCATCATCAGGCTCAGTAAGAGATGGAAGATTATATGTTAATGGTCCTACAGAGCTTTATATACAAGTGACAAGCATAGAAGATGACACTTATTTTGCAACAACAGCAAGATATACAGTGAATATTTATACAGGAATCAAGTCATGGCCTAACTTCCAAGTACATAATGACTATGAGATAATTGATAATTTAAACAAGACAAAGAACATTGAATTGTTAAGATGGCCTAAATCAGACAACTTAGCTTTCAATAGTTCTGAATGGAGAGTAAGTGTAAGCAAGCCAATATGCACTGTTTCTAATATCACAATGACAGAGACAGAAAGTGACTGTGTATTGTATGGAGATATAAAGTTCAGTGAAGAAGGATATGTAAGATTTGGTATAACTTTCTATGGAAATGATGATTGGGAGTCAGCAAGTAACATGGGATTAAATATTCGTTACACCAGAAAAACTTTGATTTCACCAGAATTGAGCTTTCCTAACTATTATGTTATTGTAGATCAGTCTGTGACTAATACTTATGTAATACAAGAAGTATTGAATCCATTTGATGTAGAAGTAAATTACTATGTATCTAATGGTGACTTGAATGGAAATATACTTACATTTAGTGGAACAGGAAATATAATAGTTACTTGTACTTCAGTTGCAACAGATGTATATGCAAGCCAAAGTGTACAGTATACTCTTCATATAAACAAGCCTAAGAAGATTTCTCCTGGACTTTATTTTGAACATCCTATAGTAGAGTATGAGCAAGGAACTTATGCAGCAAACGAATATCCTCTACAAGATGTATTACCAAATCCACTTCCAGTTCCTATCAAGTCATGGAATGCTACAAATCAGGCAATAGTGTATTACAATAATGGACATACAGTGAAGTATAATGGAACTGGTGATGTCATAGTTTCTGTCACATCACAAGAGACAGCAGTATATTATTCAGAGACAGTATACTATACAATGAGAATAGTTGAGTCTAGTTCATTATTAGACCCAGAGTTATACTATAACCCACCAGCAGGTGAAGTATATGTCAATGATGAAGGACAATATGAGCTTCCACAGCCACACTTAGCTGATGAGTCACTTAGAAATTTATTGACTTTCAGGACACAGAACAACATTGGCTCAGTATCAGATGATGGTACTATGCTTTCAGTTGATGGAACATGGAATGTAAGAGTATATGCAGAGTTCGCTGGTGATGGAACATACAGAGCAGCATCAGCAAGTTATGTATTAAGAATACAAGCAAAGCCTGCTAAGCATCTTCCTGATATCATGTTCAGAGACCAGAGAGTAAGCTTTAACTCTAGAGGTGCTAATGGAGAATATGAGCTTCAGACTACATTTGTTGGAGCACAAGCAGACATTGGTGGTGAATATTATGTAAATCAAGCTGGTGTTAGATTAGACATTACAAATCATAAGATATATTATCCAGATAATTCAGGGGATATAATTATCTATTACAAGACTAATGAGACAGATGAATATTTGTCAGCAATTATTCATTATGAAGTATTGATATCACAATACTCATTGAATTATCTTGAAGGTGAGCTTATACAGTCAAATACAGAGATAATAGGTTCTTATAATACACCTATAGAGATAAGAGCAATCAAATGGCTTAAGAGTAAGAACTATACATTTGATGCTAGTGAATGGAGGATAACTACAACAGAATCATCTTGTACACCAAATATAGTTCGTTCAGAGCCTTATGATGAGAATTACAATGTACTTGTAATATCTTGTGCATTCTCTAGTGAAAAGAAAGCACCTCTTAAAATTACTTTCTTAGGTGGTGGTGGGTTCTACAGCCAGAGTGATTTCAATATATTATATGTTGACTTCAGAAGAGCTAAGTCTACACCTAATTATTATTTCTCACCAGCTAATATTAATCTTGAATATGGTACACCTGGAAATGTATATAAGCTTTCTGACTATACACAGTTAAGAGGTGTTCCTTCTGACTTAGATGTAAATGTAGAGTTATTAAGTAATTCTCCAGATACATTTGTAGATGGAGTTGTTACTATAAACCGTCAGAATGTAGATTCATTCTTCATAAGAGCATGGAATAATGATACTGCTAATTATAATGCTTACAGTACTCAGTTCCGTCTTTCATGGACTAACCAGTATGTCAAAGGAAATCCTGACTTGACTTTAAAGAACAAAGTTGGTGGTGCTCTTGATTTCTATTGGGATCCTAATAACAAGTATATAGTTGAGATTAACAATCCTTATGACTTAGGCATACCTGAAAGTGATATTATATGGGACACTGAAGGCCTTGCTAGTGTAAGACCGCTTGGCAGCTATCGCTATGAAGTAAGCTTATATCAGAATACTAATGAAATACATAATTTCATTATAAGATTCACAACTAGAGAGACTCTTGAGTATGAAAGTGTTACTGACTATGCTCAATTCTCAATCCATGAATATGAACGTACAGATGTTGAATATACAATGCATGCTGACTATACTTACAACAATATTACTGTTGGGGAGACTATTACTGGTGTTGAATTACTTGAGTTTACAGGAGATGATGTTGGTACTGTTGATGACTTTGAAGTAACAGTACAGACAAATGTTACTATGAACTATATAAGTGTATCTAATGTCAGAATAATTGATAATAAATTATTATGTGATGTAAGGACATGGTCTCTTGCAGATACAGGTTCTAATAATATTTGTGTGGGATATAAAGGTAATTCTCTTCATAACGGTTTCTTAGACCATTTGAATTTCACTTATTCTATTGATCCACAATATGTAAGAGATAATATAATATCTGTATCATCAAATCCTTATCAAATACAACAGAATATACCTGATACAAACTATTATGACTTACAGCAAATAAATGATGTATATGGAGTATCACCAACAGTATATTATGAAGAATTATATTGTGACAGAATAACAGGTAAGATACATACAGATGGACTTAATAACTATACTGTAACTGCTTATACTAATGCTTTTGTAATAGATGGTATATTATATAAAGCTACAAGAATACAGTATACATTCCAGTTAATTGAGAATACAAATTATTTTGATGATGGTTCTTTATATTTTAATAATTCTTCACAAACTATTGATCAGAATGTACAAGGTAAATATCCACTTCAAGGAGTAACAAATGAGGGTATGTGGTCATTAGAATGGTCAGCAAAAGATTATAATGATAATGAAGTAATTATATCAGATGGTTATATCAATTATAATGGTTATGGAATTATAACAGTATATGCAAGAACAGTTGGAGTATATCCTAGAAGAGAAGCTAGTTATACATTATTAGTAAGAGAAGCACTAGGTGCTGACCCAGAGCTTAGCTTTAATGGTAATGTCAACTACAGATTATCTGAAAGATATATTATTGACAAACCTAATGACCCTAATAATTTGCTTCAATACTGTACAATATCAGCATCTAGTGGTACTGTAACTAAAGTTGGAGATGAATATTATTTGACAGGTAATTTCAATATTGGAGATATTATAACTATTTATTGTAGTTTCCCTGGTAATAGTATTTATAATTCTACAGAAATATCTTATAGGATTACTATTACAGCTGCAACAGGAAGCAGTAATCTTGATATAAGAAAGAGAACAAATTATTATGTTGGTAATACTTATTATGTTATTTATGATCCTGGTTATATTGATGAAAATATTAATTGGGATGATACAGTAAGTTATACTAATTTAATAGACAGAAAGAATATAGCTTATCTTCCACAACCACAAGAGTATAATAGTAAGATGTTCAATATAAATGATTTCAATATTACAAGTAAGAACAATGACAATTATACAATGACAACAACATATAGTTTCTATGATAATCATGGAGTAGACAAACGTGTAGTTGATTTCTATGTTTCTAATATATATCGTCAAGAAGGTCCTTATAATTGTGATTATATTCTTCCACTTAGCATAAACTTTAAAGGAAATGAAAAGTATGCTCCTAAAACATTAGACTATAATATGCTTATTAAAAGATCAATTACAAGAGAATATAATCTTGGACCAATATTCAAAGGAACAGCAGATAGTTTTGTACGTGATAGAAATAATAATTATCAATATCCAATTACAAATGTAGATTATCCTTATGATAGAACTGATATGTATTATGTAGACAGTTCTCTTATCAGTTATAATAATGTAATTAATATTAATAATGTTGAGTCTTATAGAAGAGCAGGTTATGGAGGTTATCTAAGAGAAGGATGGAAATATAATGGTTCTGAATATGTTCCTAGTAGTTATCTTTATATACCTAATAACTATGCATTTTCATATGAGATGTTTGGACTATATACAGACGAATACATAAGTACATACACTCCTACTAGTGTACTTCATTTTAATGTTGTTTCAAGAGAATTTAATTTAGATAATCTTATAACACATAATATAAAGATTAAACGAAATGTAACTGGAAGATATAATTTATCTAATCTTTTGACAAAATCAGTTAAATATACAAGTTGTGATGCTGGACGTAAAATACAAGGTCCAATAACAAGTGTTAATATTAAATATTCATTATCACAAGGATATGATGGAGATGGAAATACTCTTCAAAATATAGGAGTATCAGATGGTAATATAAAATTTACTGATAATATATTAATTATATCTAATCAAAGTTATAATACATTGAATTATGTATATATACTTCTTGCTAGAAATGATTATGGATTGATTACTGGTACAAATAAACTAAAATATTCATTTAATGGTAATAAGTATGTTAATATAACAATATCAGATGATGCAGATGCTATAGTAGTATAGAATATATATATAAAGAAAGAGGTAGAAATTCTACCTCTTTTTTCTTTATTATTGTCAAATATAACATTTGACAAAATGTTATTATTATATAAAGAAATATATATTTGTATTAAATTAAAAAAAAATGGACAATTTTTCATCTAAAGAGAAAACACAATATATAACAGCTATTAGTACACTTTTTTCAGGTATAATACTTTGTTTTCTTTCATTTTTCTTACATAATTATATTATTGAAAACAGTATATTAATGTATTTTGGTCAGACTATTATTTTCTGTAGTGGTATTTTTGGTATAAATATATATATTAAGTCAAAAGTACTTGAAGCAGAGTCTAGGATAAATAATAAAGTAGAAAAGAAGATGAAAAAGGTTGATAATTTAATAAAAGATGAAGAATAAATATGCAAAAAAGAAAACAGACAAATAAAATAATATTACATTGTTCAGCAACACCAGAAGGCAGAGATATAAAAGCTAAAGATATAAAACAATGGCATAAAAATCAAGGTTGGCAAGATATTGGTTATCATTATGTTATTGATTTAGATGGTACTGTAGAGAAAGGTCGTGATGAATCTATGGTTGGTTCACATTGTTCAAATCATAATTCAGACTCTATTGGTATCTGCTATGTTGGTGGATGTGATAAGAATATGCAAGCTAAAGATACAAGGACTAAGGCACAAAAGGATGCTCTTCTTAACTTAGTATTCTTACTTTTACAAAAATATCATCTTACTTTGAATAACGTCTATTGTCATAATAATTTCAACAAAGGAAAAGCTTGTCCTAGTTTTACAATAGATTCATTCAAAAGAGATTATCTAATAGAATTTTCTAACTTATGACAAAAAATGAATACATATTAAGTGAGTTTAAAAAGAAATATAAAGATGAATTTGGCAATATAGAGTTTGCTTATTACCGTAATTGGGAAGATGAGATTGTTAAAAAGCGTAAATTCCAAGAATTCTTAGAAAAACTTAATAAGAAATGACTATTTTAATATATAGTAAGAGACATAATTGACTGTTGATGTAGGAGTAATTTTTTCATGTTTCATTATTGTTAAATATGTAATTTAATAAAATTTCATTATTTATAAAATATATTTATTTTTTATTTCTCTTACTACATTCATACTTTATAAAACGTTAAATATTTACTCATTTACTCAGTAAAGTTTCTTTTATAATTAAATTTTATTTGGTATATATTTTCTTATAAGTCAGCTGTCTGTGAAGATCGCTGACTTTTTTGATGCATCAGTTTGTTTATTTTAGAAAGAGGTAAGAAGGCTTACCTCTTTTTCAGAAAGTTTTATTTTAATATAAAGATAATTATAAAAATATGAAGCAAAAGAAGATTGGTGATATTCTATATGTATTCCAACAAGAAGCATATACAATAACAGAAGATACAGATGCTGTTATTATATATGTTCCTGAAGAATCATATAGTGCATATAAGACTCTTAATCCTAGTCTTTCTAAGTTAGCTAAGAAGAACTATGATGTACAGTTTGTATCAGCTCCTGAGTGGAATATCTACCGTTATCTGCCAGAGAAAGACCCTTCTATAGTACTCAATGAGAATATAGAAGAGATGCATGGTGCAGATATCGATGGAAACAACATCACTGTTGAAGACTCTATAGATGGATTCAAGTTGTTTGACAATAATGTTGAGGCTGATTATTCTTCTTCTGATGAGAATGTTGCTACTATTGATGAGAATGGTAATGTATCAATTGAAGCCCCTGGTACTACTACTATCACAGCAAGCTCGGAGGGGGATGAAAATCATGAAAGTTTTGATGAAGAGTATACACTTAATGTAACAGAAGGAAATAAACAACGTCTAGATCCAGAGATTGAGTTTGAAACAGAAGTTGTTACAGCTTATAATGGTGAGAATATACAATATCCAATACTTTATAATCCTCATAACTTAGGTATAAGTTATTCAGCATGGGAAAATGGTGGTATGATAACAGTTGATAAATCAAGTGGACATATAAAAATTAATTTCACTGATTTTAAAGATAAAGAATTCTTTATCAATGCTACATTCGCTGGTGATGACACTTATTTACCTAAGCAAGTAGACTATAAGCTTATTATAAAGCCTATAAGACAAGATGCTAATATTTATTTCTCACCTGATGACATTACAGCAACAATTGGAGAAGCAAATAATTATCCAACACTTGTAAATCCATTTAAACTAGAAGTAAACTACTATTCTAGTGATACAGATAAAGCAGAAGTTAACTTATATAATGGTAATATAACATTGAAAGATGTTACAAGTTCTATCACATCAGTGAAAATATCTGCTGTATTCATAGGAAATGACTTATATAAGCCTAAGACTGTACAATATGCTTTATGGATTGAAGAAAGTCAAGAGCCACCTGTACCTGTACAAGACACATTAGATGTTATTTATCAAGCTGGTGATGGTATTATACAGCTTTATGGAAACACTGTAACACCTCCAACACCACCAACACCAACTCAAGACACATTAGATGCAGTATATGAGTCAAATAATGGTGCTGTACAGCTTTATGGAGACATTATAACACCTCCAACACCAATACAGACTACTTTAGATGCAGAATATTCATCAGAAAATGGTTCTACACAGCTTTATGGACAACTTTCACAAGCTGAAATAATTTAAAAATACAACAAATTAATATATGAGTACAATAGGAACAACTTTATTCTCTAAAATTGAGATTAATGGTCAAGAAGTTGATATTGCTACACTTGATGCTAATGATGGTATATATGCTTTACCAGCTGGACAGACAACAGCTAATGTAAAGTTCACCATGATTGATAATACTTCAATACCAAGAGGTGTATTTGAAGAGAATTCTTATATCACAGCTATGACTTTACCAGATGATATGACTTATATAGCAAGTTATTCATTCCATGGTGTAAATAATATCAATATTTCTGACAAAAATGCTATCTTAGCTATCAATCCTTATGCTTTTGATGCTGAGCCAACACCTCCAGGACCAGAGCCAAAGACAGATCCTGATTTACATTATTCAGATGCAACTGGTAATTATGACTTATATACACATATTGAGACTATACCAACACTTGTAAATAGTTATAATGTAAGCCCAGTCACATATACTTCTAGTGATACAACAGTAGCTACAGTAAACTTAGATGGTACAATCAATTACTTAGCAGTTGGTAATACAAGTATAAGTGCAAGTTTCGCTGGTGATACTACTTATGAGGCTGATACAACTTCATTCACATTAACAATTACAGACTCTACACCAACACCTCCATCACCAACAGATCCAGATTTCTGTTTCTATAGTAATAATTATGAGGTAACATCTGGAATGGGTATAAGTATGGATATGAACTTGTATAATAACACAGGTATTGACACTATGCAGTACCCAATACAATGGACAAGCTCATCATCTGATATTACTATAGACCAAAATGGATATGTAAGTTCTAGCATGGTTGGTGCTACAGGTACAATTACAGCTACTATATCTGATGGAACTAATACACATACAGCTACTTGTACTGTAAGTGTAGTAGCATCTAAGCAGACTCCAACAGGTGGATGGGTTGACAGTAATTTGAATCCAGTATATAACTTACAGTTAGTTGAAGGAAATACTTCAGACCAGACTTTGACATTCTCAGCAACACCTAATGACTCTTGGACATTTAATGATCCAGGTATGAGTGGTATTTCTGTAAATACAACAACTGGTGAGATAACTATAACAGGAGCAAGTGTACAATCAAGTGATAATTATATATCAGCTAACAGAATGGAAGATGCAAGCTACTATTCAGGAATGACAACCTTATATATAAAAGTTTTCCCTTCTGGAACTGATTTAAATTTCTATTTTGATCAAACATCTGTAAATCTTGATAACCAAGCAATGACAACAAGTACACCTATGTTAAATAATAATACAGGTATTGATACATTATTATATCCAATACAATATGTTTCTGGTGATACAAATGTTGCTACAGTAGATAATAATGGTACTATTTCATTCGTTGGTGCTGGTAATACAACAGTAACTGCTACATTATCTGATGGAAATGAAACTCATACAGCAAGTATTACTGTATACTGTACTGTAATGAAGCAATATCCTTATGCTACATGGATTGATCCATCAACACAGATGAGCACTACTATGATTACTTGTGCAAATGGTACATCAATTGACTTTAATGGAACACCATTATCAGGATGGACATTCACACCATCTGATCCAGCAATAATTATTAATGCAGGTAATCAAGTTGTTGTAGACAATGGAACTTCTGGACAGACTTATACAGTAAATGCAAGCTATACAGAAGATGCTACATATTATGCAGGAAGTGGAACATTGACAATAACAATATCTTAAATATAACAGAAGATAATTATTATTAATAAATACAAGATAATTAATGATAATAATTTAAATAAATATATATTACTTTATATGCAAAAAAGAGTAGATGATATACTTTATGTTTTTGATATGACAGCATATGAGATTACAGAAGATACAGATGTAGATGTTATATATGTTCAATATGAAAGACTAGAAGAATATAAAGAGCTAAATGAGTCTTTAGCAGAAAAAATTGAAGGTTTTAATCAATTCACAATGACTGTACAACCAAAACCTTGGGTAGGTGAAGAGCCAGAACCAGAGCCAGAACCAGATCCAGACCCAGACCCTGAAAATGTATAACAGAAGATAATTATTATAAATATATTAAGAGGAAGATATAAAATCTTCCTCTTTTTATTATCTAATTTTTTCCGATTAAGTAAAAAATACTTATTTTTAATTATAGAATTAATGATAATATGACTTGGATTAACAAGAATAAGACTACTTTAAAGAAAAGAGACACAAGTCTAGCTAGTGGTAATAAATATTACCACTCTATGTCGTGGAGAAACCTAAGAGTTGCTTATATAAGAGACCATCCTTTATGTGAAAGATGTCTTGAAAGAGGTATTGCTAAGCCTGCTGAAGAGGTACATCATATACACAAATTTATGTCAGGTACAACAGATACAGAAAGATGGAATCTTCTTCTTAATCCTAATAATCTTGTGGCCTTATGCAAAGATTGTCACCATGAGGTACATAACAACCACATACAAAAATATCTTATAGAATAATATGGATGCAAAGAAAATTTTTAATGAACATACACCAGAGACACAGAAATACATGCAGTATATCTTAGATGAGCTAGAGAAGAATTATGGACGTGTTGAAGAGACATGGCTTATGAGCTTATCACTTATCGCAGATAACTATGACATGTACAACAGAGCAAAGAAAGACTTGATTGAAAATGGACTACAGCAGAAAGATGCTAAAGGCCGTACAAGCAAGAACTATTCATCACAAGTAATGAACTCAACACAGCAGAATCTTCAGAAGATGCTTATACAGTTTGGATTCACACCAATTGCTCAGAAACGTCTTGGTGGACTTAACGGCCAGAAAGCAAAGAATAAGCTTGAAAATATACTTAAACTATCTTAATGCAAATACCTATAACTTATGAAGACTATGCTGCTAAGATATACTCTGGTGAGCTTACTTCATGTTATAATGTATACTTAGCAGTAAAGAGATATTATGAATTCAAGCAGCGAGATGATATGTGGTTTGATGCTGAAAGAGTTGAATACCTTATCAAGTTCACTGCTAAGATGATACAGTTTGAAGGACAATTCAATGGTAAGCCACTTATACTTCAGCCATGGCAACAGTTTGTCATTGCAAATATATTTGGCTTTAAATGGAAGAAGAACAATTACAGAGTATGCACAGAAGCATTTGTACTTACACCTCGTAAATCTGGTAAGACAACATTTATGTCAGCTATAGCAATCATTGGAGCTATAGCAGATGGAGAGAATGGTGCAGAGATTGACTTCGTGGCAAACTCAAGAGAGCAAGCACAATTAGCATTCAAGCATTGCTCTAACTTCGCTTTGTCATTAGACCCAGGACAGGAATTCCTCAAGATATACAAGAAAGGTATGATTAAGATTGAAGAAGTACAGTCTAAGATACAAGTATTGTCAAGTGATGCTATGAAGCTTGATGGATATAATGCTCATTTCTGTATATATGATGAGATACACGCAAGTAAGAACTATGACTTGTATAATGTAATGAAAGAGTCTATGGGTACACGTTGCCAGCCACTTATGCTTATCATATCAACAGCTGGATTCTTGCTTGATGGCTATCCTTGCTATGAGATGAGAAAGAAGAATATTGACATATTAGAAGGCAACTTACAAGATGACACTCAGTTCTCACTTATATTTGAATTAGATAAAGATGATGATTGGGAAGATCCTAAGAACTGGGCAAAAGTACAGCCATCATTAAACCAAACTGTAAGTGAAGACAAAATGGCTGGTTTTGTAAGGAATGCTAAGAACAACCCATCAGAGCTTAATTCTATCTTAACAAAGCAATTCAATATGTTCTGCCAGAGTGATGAGTCATGGCTTGAGCCAAAGATTGTAAGAGACTCTTGTACTACTGTTGATATGGACAGATTAAAAGATGAGATATGCTATATGGGACTTGATTTATCATCTACTTCTGACTTCACAAGCTCTACTATCATGTTCCCACCTAATGAATACAGAGACTATTATCCAGACAAATACATCTTCAAGACATTCATTTATCTTCCTGTCAGCGCACTAGACAAAGGGGTTAACAGGTTCTTATATAAAGACTGGAAACGTGATGGATGGCTTATGACAACTGATTCTAATGTAGTACAATATGATGTCATATTACAACACCAAGCAGAACTTGCAAATACATTTCAAGTACAGAATATATATTATGATGCTTACCGTGCAAGTGGATGGGCTATTGAAGCTACAAATATGGGACTTCCTATTGAAGAATTCCCACAGACACTTGGTCCTTTCACTAAGCCAACAGTACAGTTTGGTTATCTTATCAACTTAGGTAAAGTAATCATAGACTATAATCCTGTTGTTATATGGTGTTTCAATAATGCTGTATTGAAATATTCAGGCAATGGTGCTGATGACATGTGTTGTAAGCCAGTAAAGGCAGGTGGTGTAAAGCATAAGAAGATTGACTGTGTAATCACTATGCTTGAGTCATTAGGAGGATATATGTCAACACCATATTATAAGCCAGAAATCTTAACTTAGTTTTATTTTAATATATAGAAATATATTAATTCATGTTCTAATGACACCTAAATTTGTAAAAGGAAATGACTTCACTTTATTTGTCAACATAAAATATCTAGAAATTAATGGAGAAGAGCAGATTGTACAGCAAGATTTTAATGTTGCTGACTCTACTGACATACATGCTTGGCTTGTAAGAAAGACTAATGATGTAAAAGAGGAACTAAGATATGAAGTTCCTTATGAACTAGACCAAGAAAGACCATCTTTTATTATCATACCTATTATAAATATGGAATTGACACCAGCAGGATATGGTGTTGAGATTACTGGTATAAACTCTGATGGCTATCATTGGAGATTCAAAGCTAAGACAAATGAGCTTTTCATGATTGTTGATGCAACTTCAGGAGGTAATCTTGAAGGTGATGAATATATCCAGCTTGATGCTCTTGTTGGTGTTATAGGAATGGATTTATCTTATGACAGAAGCAAAGCTTATACTGATGAGCAGATAGCACAGATAGAGTTATTGCCTGGTCCTCAAGGACCACAAGGTGAGACTGGACCACAAGGACCTAAAGGAGACAAAGGTGATAAGGGTGATACTGGTGAGCAAGGACCACAAGGTGAGACTGGACCACAAGGATTACCTGGTGCTACTGGTGAACAAGGACCTGTTGGACCTGTTGGCCCAGCTGGACCTAAAGGTGATCAAGGTATTCAAGGTATACAAGGTGAAAAAGGTGACAAAGGAGATACCGGTGCTACTGGACCACAAGGTATACAAGGTGAGAAAGGTGCTACTGGTGAGCAAGGTCCTCAAGGAATACAAGGTATACAAGGAGAAACAGGTCCACAAGGTGAACAAGGACCAGCAGGACAAGATGGTATAACTCCACATATTGATGAGACTACTGGTAATTGGTTTATAGGATTAAATGATACAGGTGTTCATGCTCAAGGACCACAAGGAATACAAGGAATCCAAGGTGAGAAAGGTGACAAAGGAGATACTGGTGCAACTGGTGAGCAAGGTCCTCAAGGAATCCAAGGTGAGACTGGCCCAGCTGGACCTAAAGGTGAGCAGGGTATTCAAGGTATACAAGGTGAGAAAGGTGAGACTGGTGAGCAAGGTCCTCAAGGAATACAAGGTATACAAGGAGAAACTGGACCACAAGGACCAGCAGGACAAAATGGTACTAATGGTAATGATGGTATTACACCTCATATAGATTCTGTTACAGGTAATTGGTT